TAATGATGGAATTTGAACCACACTATTGCGATGTAATAGTAAAGCGAATGATTAAACTTGATGATACTTTAACCGTTAAAAGAAACGGAGTTGATTGTACTAACGAATTTAAAGCGTAATGGCATACGACCGAGAAAAATATTTGAACAAGCAAAGGAAATGATAGTTAAACACAAACTTTTTTTTGTGGAGGATATTGTTTCTTTTTTGCCTTGTGCAAAGCCTACTTTTTACGATATGTTTCCACCCGATTCTAACCAACTGAACGAACTAAAAGAATTGTTGGAAGTAAACCGAACCACATTAAAAGTTTCTATGCGTTCTAAATGGTACACTTCAAACGCTCCAGCTTTGCAAATGGCATTAATGAAATTGATTGCAACGCCTGAAGAGTTGAGAAAATTATCAATGAATCATACAGTACAAGAAGAAGTCGAGAAACCAATATTCAAACTAATTGATTTAGATGTTAATACAAACGACGGCACAGACTAAAATCAAAGCGTTACGCAAAAGAATAAGGATTGTACAAGGTGGAACAAGTAGTTCAAAAACCTTTACAATCCTTCCGCTTTTAATCCAGTACGCTTATCAAACACCGAACAGCGAAATTAGTGTAGTGGCTGAATCAATCCCGCATTTGAAGCGTGGAGCGCTCAAAGACTTTTTAAAGATTATGGATTGGACAAATAATTTTAATCCTTCCAATTTCAACAAATCAAACCTTACTTATAAATTTTCAAACGGATCGTATATTGAATTTTTTAGTGCAGACCAGCCAGACAAATTAAGAGGAGCAAGGCGTGATATTCTTTTTATAAACGAGTGCAACAACGTTACATTTGAAAGTTACCAGCAACTATCAATTAGAACAAAGAAGTTTATCTATTTAGACTATAATCCAACAAATGAATTTTGGGTGCATACGGAATTAATGAATGATAGCAACTCGGATTTTATTATTTTAACATACAAAGATAATGAGGCACTCGACCCTGCAATAGTTAAAGAAATTGAAAAGGCAAAAGAAAAAGCTAAAACATCAAGTTATTGGGAAAATTGGTGGAAAGTTTACGGGCTTGGGCAGATAGGTTCACTCGATGGAGTAATATTTAATAACTGGCAAACAATAGATACGATACCAGAAGAGGCAAGGCTATTGGGTTATGGTGTCGATTTTGGATATTCAAACGATCCGACGGCAATAGTTGAGGTTTACAAGTGGAATGATCAAAGAATTATAAACGAAATTTGCTATCAAAAAGAATTGTCTAATAGTCAGATTGCAAAGTTTATTAAAACTCAAGATGATTGCTATTGTGATAGTGCAGAGCCAAAATCGATTGCAGAGTTGAGAGCATTTGGAATTAATGCTAGAGCAGTTCGCAAAGGTGCGGATAGTATTAATTTCGGTATTCAAGTAATGCAAGAACAAAGCTATTTAATAACAAAGAAAAGTACAAACTTAATAAACGAATTAAGAAAATACGCTTGGGATAAAGATAAAAAAACAGGTGCAACTTTGAACAAGCCTATTGATATGTTTAATCACGCAATCGACAGCTGGAGGTATCACGAAATGGAATCAATAGGAACGCCAAACAAAGGAAACTATTTCATATATTAATGACGTACGGAGAAATGATTGAACAGATAGAGCGTTATATTCGCCAAGTTAAAAACGTTGATGTAGTTATTAATCTACCCCGGAATATAGGCGAGATTAGAAAGATGCAAAAGATGTATTTAATAGCGAATGAATATTTTAATAAAGAGCAATCATAAACGGTTGCTTTTTTTTGTTTAATACAATTTCAACAAATAGTTATTATTATAAAAAATAAACAAATGAAATTAGAAATTACAATACCGACTAAGCTATCTGAAATTAAATTATCGCAATACCAGGCGTTCTTAAAGATAGCAAAAGACAATGAAGACGAGCAATTCCTGCAGCATAAAATGGTGCAGGTATTCTGCGGAATAGATTTAAAAGATATTGCCACGATTAAATACAAAGATGTACAGGATATTACCAATAAGATTGGTGCTATGTTTACACAAGAAAATAAATTAATACAAAGGTTTAAACTCGGTGGCGTTGAGTTTGGGTTTATACCTAATTTAGAAGATATATCCTTTGGTGAATATACAGATTTGGACACTTATATCGTCGATTGGAATGATTATCATAAGGCAATGGCAGTATTATATAGACCAATCAAAAAGAATGGTTTAAATGGCACGTATGAAATTGAAGAGTATAACGGATCAATAACTTACAGCGATGTAATGAAACACGCTCCTTTGGATGTTTGTTTAGGTGCTACGGTTTTTTTTTACAATTTAGGCAACGCATTATTGAAAGGTACGATTCATTATTTGGAGAACAACAAGGAGGTGCAGAATATTCTACAACAGCAAACTTCGGCAAACGATGGGGATGGTATAGTTCAATCTATGCTATTGCTCAAGGAAACCTTAGAGAATTTGACAACGTTACAAGATTACCGATTAACCAGTGTTTGACCTATTTAACATTTGAAAAAGAAAAGCAACAAATCGAAGCGGATTTAATTAAAAAGCAAAATAAATGATTTCACATTATTACGAATTAACACAAGCAATTAAGACACAATTAAACAAAGATTTATTTGTAAATACAGTTACTATTGGCGATATATTTAAAGTTGATTTAAATAAACAAACTATATTCCCATTAAGCCATATAATTATAAATTCTGCAACCTATCAAGGTGCAACTTGGATCTATAATGTTTCAATATTATGTATGGATATAGTGGATGAAAGCAAAGACCAAACAACGGATATCTTTTTAGGGAATGATAATGAACAAGATGTATTGAATACTCAATTAATTGTAGTCAATAGATTTTTAGAAGTATTAAGACGTGGTGAAATGAGTGGCGATTATGAATTGTCAGGTACTCCATCAGTTGAATTTTTTACAGAAAGATTTGAAAACAAATTGGCTGGTGTAACAGTTACATTTGATATGGTAATAGCAAACGAGATGACTATATGTTAGAAGTAGAAAAGACTATTAAAAAGTTTCGGGATTATGTTATTCGTGAATCTAAAGACAATCTTAAAAGAGGTGGTCAATATGGAAGCTATAATAACACAAGCGCATTATCAAATAGTTTAAAAGGTGAAATAGTAACTGAGAATAACTTTACTATTGTGGGCTTTAAAATGGCAGATTATGGAGCATATAAAGATAAAGGTGTTAAAGGTAAAACTTCAAGTTTAAAAGCTCCAAACAGTCCTTTTCAATTTGGATCAGGCACTGGTAAAAAAGGCGGATTGACTCAAGGTATTAAAAAATGGGTACGGCAAAAAGGATTTCAGTTTAGAAGCAAAGAAGAGGGAAGCAAAGGTAGATTTTTATCATACGATTCAACAGCTTATTTAATTACAAGGTCAATATTTCACAAAGGAATAAAACCAAGTTTATTTTTTACTAAACCATTTGAAGCTGGGTATAAAAAATATATTGATGTAGATTTATTGAAAGCATTTGGTCAAGATGTTGAAACTATGGTAGATTATAATTTAAAAGATATAAAATGAATATAATAAAAGTAAGAAGTCCTTTTATTGTTACAGTTGCTGAAGCTGGACAAGATGGAAGTAAAATAGAATTGTTTATTTGGAATAAAGGAACAACGGAGCCAACTACTCCAACTTATACACTTTCTAAATCAATACCAAGCGCATCACAAATTGATAATATTTATAATATATCAAATTACATAAGGGAATATATATTAAATGTTAAGCCAGTAACTGTTACACTTCCAACGGTTGACGATAACACTAATTGGGTTTATTGCAAAGTCAAAAGATATAAATTAGTAGGTACAACTTATACATTATTAGACACTACGGAATACGTATGTGTAGATGGCTTTACTCTTTATGGAGATGGCAAACAAAGTTCTATAAATGTAAATGCTTTGGCTTTAAGTAATGGAAATGTAATTACTAAATATACTGGAATACCTTATATAAATGTATTGGCACAACAAATAGCAACTTATGATTTTAACGCGAATTATTACACGAAAGCAAATGTATTAATTGAACAAAGAATATTGGTTTTAAATGGTGCAGGTAGTGAATCGTTTTTGCTGAAAGTTCCATTGCGTTCAACATTATCAACTGACGATTATCAGAATTTAATATTAAAATACAATACAAATGTATTTGAAAAGGCGAGTTTAAGAATAGAAGAATGTAAATATACTCCAGTAGTTTGCACATTTATAAATAGATACGGGGGTTGGGAATTTTTAACGTTTTTCAAACAACAAATAAACACAATAGCAGTAAAAGGTACTGACTATAAATTAATGCCATCTTCCGTAAATTACAACACATCATTAGGACAATCAAAAACGTTTAATATTAACGGAACACAAACTATAAAATTAAATACGGGTTTTGTAGATGAAAACTATTCAGAATTAATAACCGATTTATTATTATCTGAAACTGTTTTGTTGGATAGTAAGCCAGTGATTGTAAAAACACAGGGGAGCGATTTAAAGACAAGTTTAAAAGATAGATTAATAAACTACGAAATGGAGTTTGAATACGCATACAACCTTATAAATGATGTTATATGATTACAGTTGGTTTATATATTAAAGATACAGTTAGTTCGGAATATAATAGAATAGAATTATTTAACGATGAAAAAATATCGATAAATAGTTCTATTCAAAATGTTAATGATATTTCGAAAACTTTTACAGATTATAGTCAAACATTTACTATTCCAGCTTCAAAACAAAATAATAAAATATTCAAACATTGGTATGAGAATAGTTTAGATAGTGGATTTACTACATTAATTAAGGCTGATGCTTATATTGAATTAGATACAATACCGTTTAGAAGTGGTAAAATACAGTTAGAAAGTTGCAATATTAAAGATGGTAGGCCACAAGATTATTCAATTACATTTATTGGGGCATTAGGAAGTTTAAAAGATAAGTTTGCTGGGTTGTTTTTAAAAGATTTAAACTCTACTTATTATGATTTTA